CCATAAAGCTAAACCAAGATTTTTTAAATTCTATCTCTGTATTTAAATTATTTTTCATTAAATGTTGCAACAAACATCTGTCATAATCTAATTTATCGCAGAAGATAAATACAAGATATAGTATTTATATTTTCAAAAAACACAATATAGGAGGACAGTATGTCTGAAGAAGTAAATGCAGTTCAGGAGAACACAACAGTAGAACAGGATGATTCTGCTGTAGATTATAAAAACCTCTATCTTAATGAAGTACAGAATGCAAAAAAACTTCGTAAGAGAGCGCAAGATAGTGAAGGTAGTCTTCAAGAGTTTCAAAAACAAAGAGAGGCTGAAAGAGTAAAAAGCTTGGAAGAGCAGGGTAAATATAAAGAAATGTACGAGGATATAGCAGGTAAGTATGAAGAAGCTCAATCATTTCAAGAAAAATACACCGCTCTGATAAACTCTCAAAAAGAAGAATACTTGGCTCAGTTGCCAGAGGAACAAGCGGAAAAATTAAAAGACGAAAAACTTAAAACAATAAGACTTTTCGTAGAAAACTTTAGTAAAACTAATAAAGCCTCTAACCCAACTTATGTTGCTGGTGTAGCAAAGCAAACCAATGTGTCTAATAAATCTTGGGCAGATATGGATGATAATGAGAGAAGAGCTTTCTATGCAGAAGCATCAAAGGGTATTGGCACAACAAAAAGGAAATAGGTAACTTAAATGAGTTTAGACCCTACAGCAAAACCGTTTTTAACTGGTGGTCTTAATGATACCAGTAATGCGGCTTTAGATAAGTTTATCCCTGAAATTTGGGGAGAAGCTGTGAAAGACTATATGGAAAAATCATTAGTCTTTGGTGGATTAGCAAGAGATATGTCTGCAATGGTAGCTGGCGGCGGAGATGTTATACATATGCCAAAGCATAGTGAAATTACAGGAGAAGACCTTTATGGTGGAAATTCAGATGCAAAAAGAGCTTCTGAGATTTCATTTACTCAGGTAAGCACAAACGAAGCAGAATATCAGTTAATAGTAAATCAATCAACATTTGCAGCAATCGCAGTTTCTGATATTGCTAGAGCGCAATCAAGCTATGATGTAATGAATCTTTATTCTCAAAAGCTTGGGTATGCGCTTGCTAAAAAGATTGATTTTTATTTAGCGCAAAAAATGTT